GATGATGTTACTCGGTATTTCCTTACAACTCTTAAATTTAATATGTTGCCAATTATGATGATGACTAGGGCTAACAATAGCAACATAACTACTTTAGTGTCTTAATTTTATAATTTATATTTTGATACCGTCTCCTATACCGTCATTTTTTTCGGTTCTTGTCAACCATTAGCAACCATAGAAAACAAAAAAGCCACCAGTAACTTACTGATGGCTCTTGGTTTTTTAACCTTTATCAACTATTGCTGATAAACGGTATTTTATTCCCACTCAATTATATTCTAGTGATTTAACTCACTGATAAATATAAATTATATTTAAATTAGATATCACTAACACCGTCACCGATACCGTCATTATGAAATCTGTCTACTTTTTCATCGGTAAGAATTGAGGAGTTTTTCCTTTGCTCCCAGCTCTGAAATACAAAGGTTGAGTGTTCTGGTATTTTCATCTGCACGCTGAGCTTCACGCCCATATCGTTCAAGTGTTTCTCGTAGTTGTCGAGAAAGTTCACTGGCTTTGGCTTTCTCAACTCGGCAGGTATTGGCGTTATCGGTACTTGCAACTTCTGTTTTCGAGGTACCGGTTGAGAGCTGCACCCTGTCAAAGTGATTAAGAACACGATCAAGCAAAGCATCTGTGCGTATCGTATCATGCTGTTGTGCGTCATGATATATCTCCAACCTATTCTGCTGTTCATTGTCTGCTTGTTTACGCAGAACAATATTTGTGGCCACATCCTTTTCATCTAATTGATTACCTGCAATCTGTTTATTCATTGCTCGGTTATCAAAATAAATACCGCCAGCAACAAAGCCAGCGGTAAAGGAAACAGCCAAAGCAATTAGCGCTATGACGGTTTTATTCATTAACGAACCCCATTGTGCTCTAATGAAAAATGATTACCGTCAGGACGAGTTTTAAAACGCCCACCCCAACTTCCACCCAATGATTCCCAATACTCACCCAGTTCTTTATAGTCGCTGGTGGCTGTAAGGTATTTGCCGTTAGTATCAAATAGGTTGAAATCAACTGCTAAACGTTGAGTATGCAGACTGTTGCTAATACCAGATCCTTTCTTTGCATTTAATTTAGCTTGTTCTTCGGTACGATAAGTCTCACCAAACGTCAATTTATATCCCTTCTGCTGAGCAAAGGTGATCAGTTTTGCAACCATACCTGTAAACGTATTTTGTTTATCAACTAGTGACATATTCACCCCTTTATAAACTTGATTACATTGCCTTTACTGACCAGCAACGTTGTGCAGATCAGGATATTGGCAAAGATGTTGTATATATCAGCGTGATAATTAGGATCGAAGTAAGCGCGAATAGGTACGCTTGAAGAGTAAGCAAGAATGAGGAAAGCTAACCATCCACCTTTTTTACAGTGTTGTCTGCCGTCACGTTTAAAATAGAACACACGTAGAAATATGACGGTACAGATGATGGCATTAACAATAGTGAGCAATGTTTCGCATTTCATTGTTGCCCTCCTTGTTTCGGTATATCAGCCCTTCCATATGCTTTTACGCTTAACTTAACCACAAGCAAAGCGGAAACAAAAGCACCTACGGCATCGATATGTTCGATTTCGTATTGCTCAGGTTTCACACCGAAAAGACCAGTAACAGAAATAAAGATAGTTGCTGCTGGGCTAAAGAATATAAGACCACAAACGAAGCTTAGAAAGGCTAATACCGATCTACGTTTAAAGCTATATTCAGTAGCAGCAGTGGTAAAGAAGATAGCTCCCAATAGTGAACCCATAACAACTTCTGCTGGAAGCCCTGCGAAGTAACCAAGAAAAGCAGTTGTGCCGATCCCAGCTTTTGTGTAGACATCTTCTTGCATGAGTGTAGTACCAGTGATTAATGAATAGTCATGATACTACATAACCAATAAGATAAACAAAAATGCAAATAGCATTATATTTGATTTACATTTTAGATACCATAACTCCAGACATTCCATCTTCGCTGGACTCAATAGTTATAGACATACTAAAGTTAATAAATACAGTAGACGTACCATTATTGTAGCTTTTACCTCCTATAATTAGCACATTGCCATCAACGCGATAATAAACTTCACCACATCTTCCTGTTGGTTTTTCTTCTCTTACATAAGCAGCTTTCAGTTGACTTCTATTCATTGCTGATATAACAGCCATTGCTGGATATACGTTATCTATTGATGGATTCCTTGCTGTTAAATTGCAGTTAATTAAATACCCTGAGCCATTGGAAGGTAATGTTATTTTAAAAAAATCAATGCTGGTATTCTCTGTAATATTAGTCTTTTTGTTAAATTCAGTCTGAGTATTTATAGATCTAACTTTATCTTTTATGTGTAAATTATTTACATTTTGTTCGTTCGTTGAGTTTGCAAATAATGTATTGTAGTCGTTTTTTTTATTTAAAATTACTACACCACCAGCAACATTCCCCATCACATTAATTCTATTTCTAGTACACTCACTGTCTATATATATTGCTTTTGATAAACTACCTCCTGGCTCAATACCAAACCCATCAACTTGATTGTTTGATGAGTGATGTGCTGATTCTATACGCTTGTTTCTCAGATTTATGCCAATAACACCATTTTGACTTTGATGTAAAAATCCACCTATAACATGATTAGCGTAAGCGCCATAATAAGATATACCAGATGTTACACAGCGATACAGTTGAGGTGAAATAATTGTATGAGCATTAGCAATCTCATTAAGAACTATCCCCTCATCAGAACCGTGAATAATTGGATTACTAACGTAACCAAAATAATTTGCTGAGCTAGTACCTATGTTAACTTGCGCATTAGTAATATCTATACCAATATTACCTTCTCTTTGTACCCCTTTAATAAAAGGGTTCTCAAATCGCCACCATAGAGCATTTTTATTATCATTACTATCCTGGTGACCAAGTCTAACAACACCATGTGGATGATCGTTTTCAGTTATAAATTCACCTCCATAGCTCTCAGAATAACTTCCTCTTAAAATAAAAACAGGATCAGTATTATCGCTATATTTAGATAAGCGTATTAACCTTGCACCCTTTGCGAATCTTATTCTTTTACCAGCTTGTGTGACAATTTTTTCGTCAACTCTATAAAGACCTTTAGGTACCCAAATATCAGTGATGGAATCATCATTTAATGCGTTTAAAAAACCCTGGGTGCTATCTTTCGTCTCGTCATTAGGGTAAATGAAATCAAAATCCAATACTGAAGGATAATCAGAAAGTGATAATTTATTGTTTTTATTTAAAAATATTCTTTGACTTCTTAAGGTTGAATCTCCAACGCTAATCCATTTACCAGCACCAGTGCCCCCAGAGCTATCAGGGGTTGACCCTGAAACTACTATTTTTGGTAGTTCTCCATCCCAGCGATAATATTCTCCATTATTTTCAAAATGAAGAGCTTGATAACGAGTTGTTATTTCAGCTCCTTTCTCAAAAGAATCAACCAAAACATAACCAAGAGATCCAGTTTCAGCAGGATCAAGTAATTGAGGATAGCCTTCATTATCAAAACCAAGCTGTTTATTCCTGCGTTGTTCAGCGGATGGTAATGCAGGAATAGGCTTATCTTTTACTCTTAATGTCTTACTATCAATATCCTTAATACTATTATCAACATAGTCTTTATTAGCTGCATCAGTACCCAACTTAGGCGGTGCCAAATTAGCAATATGATTGCCTTTAGCATCATAGTAGTTCGATAGATAGGTAGGCTTACGTAAGCTTAAAGAGAAAGTGCCCAATGCTTTTTGAATTAACATTGTTAGATAATCAAAGGCATCTTCATGTACTTCAGCAAAGAATTTCCCCTGATTACGTAAATCAGTTTCTTGTACAACTGGTAAATCGCGTTCTAATAATATTTTCCACCCTTTAGCTAATGGTTTATTTAAAACCACTTTACCACCATGAAAAGAACCTGCTCCGACAATAGTGTAATCAGTACCATTCTTTAATGTTGTTTCATTGCCATCGTTGTCAGCAACCACAACAATCAAATGTCTGCTTTCAAAGATACGGAATCGAAAATCAAAATCCGTTGTTACGCCATTGCCTACATACTCTTCATGGCTTAGTTCAGTAGATACCGTCATTGCTCATCTCCTCTGGTGTTAATGAGGATATGATACGTTTAACTATAAAATATATCCATATTTGCAATAATGGTTATCAAATAGATAATTAGATTAACCATTTAGATAAATATTTTAATGCATTTACGTTATTATAGTTTGCGTGACCGTTTTCATTAGTGAGGACTTTAGCAATGGAAAAGAAGTATGAATACCCTGCACCAGCTAACTATCCAGATGTAGTGAATACCGATGAAGGGATTGAAAAATTAATTACAAAATCAAACCTTGAAGCACTTTTAACAAAGATGGGAGAAGATGGTCATGATGTATCAGCTCCACTTGTAGAACTGATTGCAATGAGAAACTTTATAGTTCAAAAGATGAGAGGCAATAAAAATATAATACCGTTGGTGGAATGTATTTTAGCTGAATTGAAAAAATGAGATATGCACCGCATTCGCGGTGCATTGCTTAATACCCTCTTACATTTCTATTATATTCTTCAATTACTCTATTTGCGTTTTCTATAGCTTCTGACTTAGCTTCCTGTATACGTTGTATATCATTGTTTGCTTTATCAACATATTCTTTAGCTGCATCAACATAGCGTTCAGCCTCATTTTTATAATTCTGCCAAGAGTACTGATCGTCTGTATATGGTCTGCTTGGTTCCATATCATTGAATGATGGGTAATTACTACCATATAAATTGCTACCACCATACACATAAGAATATGCATTAAAACTAAATAACAACGATGTTATTAATAATAAGTTTTTCATCAATACCCCTCGTCATCAGCAATATCATTCCATGAATCTTTATGAGGTTTGTTATATTTTTTATAACATAGCTCATCAAGTTTTCGCTTTAGTTTACTAACCTTGTCGTAATTCATTCCCCAGTAGACTAAACCACCTCCAGCTATACCGCCAGCAAGTGCGGAACTAACATCTGTTCCCCATATGTATTTGCTTATAAGTAATACTATTCCAGCAAAAAATATATATAGCCCTATTCTAGAATTCATTTGAGCGTCACTTTTATCTTTTTCTGCATTTCTAATAGGTTTATTCATATTCATCTAACCACCATTACTTCATCTGTTCTTCAACCTGATTCAATAATGGTGACAAATAAAACAAGTTTTGGAAAGGTAATAGTTTGCGTACAGATCGTACTTCTCTATCATCAAACTCACCGTTTAATACACCTGATGTGATATTTTTAATATCACCACCGAGATCAAACGTAGGGCCTAATAATGCACCAATTCCATTACGACTTTGATAACGTGATGCTGGTGGCCCACCAAACATGGCACTCATACCATAAGTACCACCGCTAAGGTTTTCCAATACGTTGTTAGGCTCACCCAACCAGCCCATCATTCCTGACCAGTCTAAACCCTCCTTTACTAAGTTAGCCGGTTCAGTATTAATATCACGCCCTGCCATTTTAGCCTTGAGAATATAGACTAGGGATCCAAGTGCTACCTGAAGTAATGCCCCATAGTAAAATGATGCATCACCTGATTGTATGCCTGATACTAACGCTCTATTGTGAGTAGCAAAGAAGAAGGTTTTAAACTGCATTACAATCTTACCTAGTTCGCTACTCATCATTAATGGTGTATCACCAATACCTGGTGTTATAACTGTAGTTCTTACATCTTTTAATACTGCAGCTTGGAAAGTTTCACGCACAACACGATCATCCCACAAATGGCTGTGCCCTGTTAACATGCCGTCTAAGTCTTCACCGTGTCGCTTAAACTGATCTGCTATACGCTTTAGCATTGATTCATCAATACCAATATGAGCCAGTTTCTTTATTTCTCGTTTACTTAACGAACCACCAGCATCTAAAGTATTTGCCGCTCTCAGCACCTTAGATTGAGTAATAACACCAGACCACATTTTCATAGTATCGGTGTATTGGTTCATCAATGTAAGATTGCCAAATTTCTGTGATGACCATTGTAAGCCACGCTCTAAATAGCTGCGTCTGCTATATGGATCGCTAAGATCAGCAATCACCTTAGAACGACTTGATAATACATATTCAAGACCAATACCCATTTCGCGTAAATCAGCTTTAGCAATGCGCATAGCGCCGATATCAGTTAGCATCTTACCCAATGGTTTTAACGCACTACGTAAACCGTGTTGCATAATCGGACGAGCCATATCAGGTAATGATGATATTGTCATACCACCTAATAAACGTAAGAAGTTAACGTGACGAGCCACACGACCAGCACGAACAAAGAAACTAGAGGGATCTTTAGGTGCGCCATAAGTTCCTAATAGACGGTCACGCATAGCACGAATATCACGTAAATCCGCCTCTCTTCGTGCTTCTAATCGACTACGTTCTTTAGGTGTGGTTGCATCAGCAATAAGCTGGTTGTATTCCTCTGTAATCGCTTTGATTTGATTATCCATATCAACACGACCAAATTTAGCCGTGAGTTCAATTTCAGGCGCGACTTGGCGAATATAGTTTTCCATTACATAGTTAACATCTGATTCGAGATAGTCTTTAATGCGTTCATCAGGAATGTTTAGGGTTCTATCTTTTGTAAAACCAGCACGTTTAACTAATCCATCGGGGATCAGTTCACTGGGTACAATGCCTGACGGTGCCCCGATAATTTTATTAACGATATCATCTGCTGCGGCATCTAACTCTTCACGCTCTAAAGGTGTCATGCGATTTAATGCGGATTGTCTAATTCTGTCATGACGAGTTAATGAATTCGCAGTTCGTGTTAAACGACGATGTTCATTTCTAAACTTGCGAGGGTTATCAAGAATATCAACACTACGTTGTAATGCAGGTAATTTATTCTCAGCATCATTAATACGCTGTAATTTTCTTTGTAATGTTGCTTGTCTTCTTGTTTGTGTTTTATTTAACTTAGCAAGGTTAGAAAGTGAATTTAGCTCAACTTCTACCGCACTCTTTTCATTAATGATTTTTTGATATTTATTAATATCATCCATCAGCAAAGACTTTTTACCCGACCAACTATCAGCCTCTTTAATCTCAAGCCCTAAACGTTCAGCTTGTGGTGATGCATTGCGTGCTTTATCAATACCGATTTCAGCACGATCAAGGCTACCTTTGGCTTTATTTATCGAGGTTTGATTAATCTCTTCTAACCAGTCAGCAATGATTTTCTTAAATTCAGTACGATCATTTAAAATTTTGTCGAATTTATAAATACGAGGGAAGTAGCTTTGTGCTGTTGTCACCTTTACACCTTCACGTAAGATCCCTAATTCAACCATTCTATCTTTGGTTGCTTCGACAATAGGTCTAATAGAACGTGCCGCCTCTGCAATTTGTGGTATCGCATGAGTATCACCATTGCGCATAGCATCACCAACCGCTTCACTAAATTGGTAATAACTCATATCACGGCCACCAGATTGACGATACTGTTTAAAGTGGTCTTTCGTTGATTCTACTTGCTTATAAACGAGAGTTTCATAACCTCTAACTTTTGTTTCAACAGCGGTAAATGTCGCAATGCCTTCTTCATTTTTAGCAAAGGTAAAGTTATTTTCTGTGAGTTGTTGGTTAATTTGTCGCGCTGTTTTAGAGGGGGATTGAGCAACACGGCCAACAGGGCTAACATTCATCGTACGATTAATAAATGATGGCCCTTTTAAGGTTTCTTGTTCTAATGTGGTGTTAGGTACTTCCATTGCACCAACACTAGAATTATCAGGAATATTATTTGGAATATTTTGTTGCCCTGATTGTTGTTCTCCAATTAAATCATTTCTTACTTTTGTTACCAATTCACCACGGTTTTTTACTAACTGTGCGGCTGAACCTAAGGTTCCGCCTATCATGGCATCCAGCGTAACGTTAATCGCACTCTCAGTTAATGTTCGTGTTTCTTGGGTACTATGTAATGCCATTTCAGAAGCTACACCACCAGCGGTATTTGCCAATGCAAACTTACCTGCGGTTGTGGTCACGCTGCCACCTTTTACAATGGCTCCCCCTGGTATCATCATTGCAGCAACATTAATTGGATCAATAACCCCCATAGCAATACTACTCACAACACCAGCACCGCCAGCATCTGCTAACATTTGCTTATCGTTACGCTCACGATCAATACGTTGTTTTATTGCAGCGGTTTCTTGAGGAGAGTTTGAATGAATAAAGGCATCGGCATAGTCTTCATAGCCTGAAAGCGTTAATTCATCTTCAAATGGGTTATAGCCTTCTACATCTTCAAATTGATTAAAAGGTGCAGTAGCAATCAAGCTACCCACTGAGTTATCTATACGGAACGCTGCATCACGTAATTCTTTAGTTTGCCGTCTATCATCAAGCGGATTAATAGGGTCATACCAAGACTGTGAAACATTGTCACCATAAGTAGGTTCAGGTTGCTGAACAGCATTAATATCCGCAGATAAAATATCATCAGGTTGTTGTTCGTAAATAGGCATCAGTTTTTATCCCAAGAAAAATAATTATTGAATTTATTTACTCGCTCATTGTGAGCTTCTTTATATTGCTCACGGATACTTTGACGACGTTCATCAAATTCTGAGCGCGATTTATCCAATGCTTCTTCTCGTTCCCTTTTATCCTGAGCTTCCTTAACGCTTTGCTGGCGTTTTTCCATTACCTCTTTATACATTGGTGATGATGACTGTTCTGGTTTAAAACGAATAGGTAAGCCGTTATCTCCCGTGTATGGGCGATAAATAGGGATATCATCACTACCGGTTTGTTTTATCATTATGCCGTAGCTGTAATCTCTGGGAGTCACTGCATCAGAGACAATAACGATTTCAGTGCCAGAAGAAGCGCCACCAAATGACTTAGACATTAATTGCTTTTTCTCTTCTTCCCATTGGCCAGCAATCCAGTTTCCGGCACCTGATTCATTAATACCGTATACAGCTTCTGGTGCATAACGCATAACTTCTTCACTGCCATTAATATTTGATACCGCCCACGTTCTTTTAATTTGAGCGTTAGTCATTTTCTTGGCTAGTTCTGCGTCACCGCCTGTTTCAGCAAAGTTAGCGTCATACAGTGTTTGATAGTCACGTAAGTAAGCGCCATTTTGAGCACCAGGCTTACTAACGCTTGGTGAAGAAAATGGTTTATACCAAGGGTGAAAATCATTGATATTAGATTGTGCAGCCTTATCTCTATCCTTGATATATCCTTTATCCCTGATTTGAGAAGCGATCATTTGCTTAGTGCGTTCATCTTGTTCAAATGTCGTCTTAAATGCAGTTTCTACCGCTTTCTCATCAGGCATACCCGCACGACTTAAACTATATACTTTTGAGTAATACGCCATTGTGCTTGATGGAATATCAGTCGCTGAGGCCGGATTATTATCAAATATCTGCCCATACATTTTCGCGATAGGAAGAACAACTTCAGGATCTTTAGATGTTGCCCCCATATTCAATACAGACTTAACTTGTGATGGGATAATCCCTGTTCTTGCAGTAAGTTCAGCAACGGCATTTAAGCTATTATCATCACGTAAATTAAAGCTCTGCTGAATATGTTGTTCAAAGTAATCATCTGCTGCCTGCTGATTATTCTTATCATTAGGATCAAGCGGAAAGTTATTTTGAATGGAAAGTTGTAATCGGTTAGCTGCAAACTGCTTATCTTGTTCTTTGATGTTACTTTCAACGAACTTACCAAATTTCTCCCAACGTTGAATTTTGCTTTCGTAGTTTGCTTCGCCCGTTTGTGGTCTGATTTGAGATAACAAAGCTTGCTGTGCTTGTGGCGACATTTCTTTAGCTGCTGACATAAAACCAGCATAACGCTTAGCTTCTTGCATATCAGCAGACATAGCTGAACCTTTGTCATAGCCAAACGCAGAGATTAATTCATCATGAGTAGGCGCATTAGGTGCATCAAGTCCTCTTTCCCATGCTGCGTAAGAGTCCGCTACACGAGTACCGAATTGTTGCTGTAACTCACTTTGCTTTTGCTTACGTAGCTGTTCTGCTTGTCGTAAATATTTTGCTTGGTCAGCTTCATCTAAGGCATCGAAAGCGGCAGATCCCGTTAATAGTTTGGGTGCTTCAGATGTCGCTTGTAATTCAACAAAACCAAGTGCTGACTGTATTCCCGTTGCTATCTGCTCATCAGTGTAATTAACACGATTACGGCCATTTTCTTTATACATTATCGCTGTCGATAAATGCGTTAAGGTATCAAGATTCGTTAAATCTAATGGCTGATTAGGTGCAACACCAAGGTAATCAGATACATACTCAATGTATGCCTGAGTATCATTATTATCTTCTGGTGGCGCCCAACGATTAATGATCTGCTCTGGTGTAACAAACCCTTGTCGAGCATAAGAAAGTAGATTTTTACCTAATGCTCTAATGCCGTGCTCAGGTGTGGCAAACTTAGCAAATGCACCATCATCACCGGTTTGTCCTACCCATTTATTGCTAGATATACGAATATTACCAGGGTTGTTGTTTCTAACACCTCTTGTATCACCGTTACTAGGTGTATACATATTCTCTTGCTGTTTATGCAGATTATCAGCGTAAGCAGTTGCATCTTCTGGGTTATCAAAAATTCCTAAGTGCTTACCTGTTTGCTCATATAACACAATGGCTTCATCATCAGATAACAGCTTGCCATCGTCACTTACGGTAGGTATTAGCACTTCACCATCATCAGTACCAATAGAAATCGTTCTTACTGTACTAATTGAGCCGTCTTCGTTTTTAACTGTTGGTCTATTGAGTAAGTTAATATTGCCCTGCTGGGTCATTCCTTTAACTTTACTAACAGTACCACCATAGAACGCATTATTTCTGGTAGCACCACCAAGGCTTGAAGGTTCTCCATTTCGTTCTAAGAACCCCATATAATCAGCACCGAGTTGATTTTCAATCGCTTTACGAGCAGTTGCCACTTTGAATTCTTGTTTCTTGGCGAGGATCTGCTCTTCACCCCAACCGTGTGATAATCCAAACTCTTCTATTTGCTGAAACACTTGTTTATGTGCAGAGATATAAGCCTGATTATCACCGTACATTGATGCGGCAGACTCTGCATTTAATGTTAGCGTTGATTTAAACTGATCTTGTTCATAAGCTTTGATTTGCCCCATCTCATGACGATTCGCTTGTGATGCAAACTGAACACCCATTTCTTGCGCTTGTTGCATAAAGCTTTGTCGAACAATATCGTCAGGTAATGTTGATGATATTTCATCAGCATAATCACGAAATGACTGCTCATACTCAAACGCTTTACCAATCGCATTCTTACCTTGCTGTGAAAGTAATCCATTTTGCGGATCGGTCATCAGTTCATTGGCTTTTTGTCGTAGCTGTAATGCGGCATCTTGCGCCAGTGCAACATTGGCCCTTTGTTTTGCTTCTGCAAACAAACCAACATATTGCTCACCAACACGACCAATGCCAGCGCCAAAAGCATCAGGTGATGATTGAACAGAAAACCCATTATTCGGTAACTGCTCAGGCATAACCGTTCTATTATCGTATGTAGGAACCTTTGGCATAATTAAAATCCTTTTGGTGCTTTAGCGAATGTTTTGCCGGCTTTCGCAGCACCTGAGCCACCACCACCGAACGGACTCCATGTACCACCAGCCAACTGATACGCGCCATAAGCTTGAATAGGTGCTGTTAATAACGTTGTCATTGCACCCATATTGCCTGAGCGTCTTGCCATTTTTGCATTAAGGCGATCATTTTCAGCTTGCATACGATAGCCATACGCTTCACGAGAAGCGTTATTGACCATAGTTAACGCATCAAGCTCACCCATTGCAGCAGTATCACCTAAAATATCTAAAGCCCCCGCAGTGCTCAAATCAATGCCACTGGCTGACATTGTTGCTGCCTGTGTACCTGCTAATTGGCGAGTGCGTCTACGCTGTTCTTGTGCCTGAGCATTGCCTTTATTAATTGCATCAAGTGCAGCACCTTCATTAATTTTGGCGTTTTGATTAGCCACTGATGCTTGAAATTTACCATCGGTATATTGTCCGTATGCTTGCAATGCAGAAGTACCAATTACTGCTGCCGCTAATGTTGTTGGTTCACACATTATTTAGCCCTCAATGTAAAACGATGGAAAGGTAACTGAAGTAAACCTGCTGGCTTTGCTTCTTCAATCTGAAACCCCAACCAATGGAGCCACGCCTTAGCAATATGATTACGTTCATCGACATAATTCATCAGTATTGAGTATTGCCCTAACATCTGTTTTAAGATGGGTTTACAGCGTCGTAGAAAGGTTTTCTGATGTTGCTCTAATAAGTTAGAACCCACCAACCAAGGAACACCTAAGCCAGTAAGTAATGAGCCAGAAGCAACACCAAAAATAGTCACGACTTCATCATTAATAATGCCGGCATAAGCTTTAGTAGAAACAGATAAGCCATGTCGTAATACCTGCTCAGGTGTTTGCATTGACATAGCGTAGAACTCATCAACATCAGCTTGTCTTACATGTGGTAATAAACGAACAATATGTTCATGAGTAGCAGGAATAATTTGTACATGATGTTTTTTCATATCAGAAACCACCAGCATCAATACGCGGAATAACAGAGAGCACCGCTAACGGTAACGGATCAACCTGTCTAATAAAGACACGTCCGTTTTTGCTCCAATCTGCATCTAAATTAATTTCAACAATGCCTGTGGCATCATCAACAGGATTGTCGTAAAACTCGAATTGGCGTTGAGGATACTCATATAACCGTTCTTTTTCAGTACCAGCCCAAATACCCCGACTACTATTTACAATTAAGCTGGCAACCTTAATAAGTTTCTTCTTATCAAGTAATGTTTCTTGCCCATTAATATGGATATCAAGTGTTTCTAATTCACTGGTAATAGGTAATCCGATATGCACTACGGCTGATGGCGTATCAATTTCCACTGCACCATTGGTGACAATAGCCTGAGGTGAAACATTAGCATCAGAGAGAATATTAACTGTCTTACCTTCAAGATGATTTAAGCCAGCAAAGCGATAGCGGGCAATGCTCCATTCAGTAGTGGGTGTATTTTGTAATGCTGGTGGAATATTGCGATTAGCAGAAATAACAACTTGATTTGCAGATATATATTGAACAATCTTACAACGAAGCTCTTTGTGCTCATTATCTTCAAAATAAGGAATATCGACGGCACTACCGATATCAGAAGCACTAAAGACCGGATCACCTGAAATCACTAATGGATAGTTTTCTTGATAGTTCCACTCACCCGCTCCACCAGTGATGGTTGCTGTTTTTGATATATCAGTATTTCTACCATCATAACTTAAGCCAGAATCCACAAAGAAAGCATCTTCTGTGCTAGTAAATAAACGGCTGGCTAATCGTTCTACATACCGAACCTGTTTACCGTTTACTGTGCGTTGAACAATAAAATAGGCTGAATCTTCATTGCCTTCACTGATCGAACACGTTGACTCAAATTTCCCTTCTGTCGATTGTGGCGCCCATGCAAAAACTTGTTGTTCTCTTAAATAGGTTAAAGCCAGCATTAACCCATCGTCACGTATGCACCATGCAATAGAATATGGAACCGTAGTAAATGACCAATCAACAATACGATGACGTTGAAATAGGTGATTTGCCAACATAGTTAAGTCAGTGCCTTGATACCCATCCACATCAAAGGAGTACGATAAATCACGCACAGCACTGCCTTTCTCTTGTATATAAAGCGCAATGTTCGCAACAGAGATTGGCGGTAAATCACTTGAACCGTTAGCCCCTTGTGATGACATTGAAAAACTGGAAGGTGTAAGTACTTTGTTCTGATCGCCTGTTATTTGATATTCACCGCCTGAGGTCAATGCCACCAGCGAACCGACATCAATCAAATGGCGAATTTCATTAACTTGACGACCTGCATACGTGTAGATAATGCGATCATCATCTTGAATAGGATTGTTGCGCCCAAAGTCTTTATAGTCACCGCTACGACTGGCCCATATCGTTTGTGGGTAGGCACGAGAGCCAGCAAAGAATAAACGTTGTTGATAATAAACAACGGTGCTTGGATAACCATCAACATCATTCCACACTGCACGCGCCCATTTATGGCTTGCATTATCTTCACCAACGGCATTTGATGGAATATAAGAGATCACCTTTCCTGTGGCTGTTTTACCATCTTCACTTACAGTTTCAATTTTTACGATACCAAAACCACTATGCAAATATTCCCACTGGATCCCTGTATCACCACCCCAACCATCCCAGCTCATTCCTTCAGTATGAGACGGTCTTAGTGTTCCTGTTTTACCGCCACTATTGGCACGATAGTAGTTACTGTCAGCACGGCGTTGATCATTAAGGTTGGTTGTTTTATCTGTTTCCCATACAGGAACCGCATCAATATCACGTTGCTCTAAATAGAACTGCTTACCTATTTGCTCGGTACCAAAAATATCATGCGTAGACGTTAACGTAATTTGTCCCGTGCTTGCACTGGCATAAACTTTCATTGCCTTATCGGTATTTATATCTTCAAAAGGGCCGTTCTTGGTTTCAACGGAGACTAACTTCCAATCATCATGATCGTAACGCTGTAACTCCATTGGTGGGTAATCAGTATGAACAATCGTCATAACATCGGCTGATTGCGTATACTTCAAATCAAACAAATCAGCTTCTTTATAAGGTGTGGCTAATTCAAACACTTCGCCTTTATGTTCACCATCAGCATAGAGAACCTGCCCACCATCTTTAAATACACGAATATAACGATCACCAAACTCTAACGCATAGGTTTGTACGGTGCTGAATTGGAAAGGAATAAGGCGAGACTTCTTATTTTGATACTTTGTTTCAGCAATAAATCGTGTGCCTGGTCTATTCTCAGCGCCACCATATTGACGAACAATAAAGTTATGGCACTTGCGCAGTGCAGTTGAATACTTCGCAAGATCAACACGACCATATAGGCTTGGTGCAATTTCACCGCCTGAAAAACTAGGTTGAATAAGACTAAATGGCATTATGACAACCTCGCTTGTGTGAATTCATCCATATAATCAGTTGGCTCTGCTGACTCACTTAATGAATGTGCGGCTGCGCTTTTAATAACACCTTGATAAATTTGTAATGCTTCACCACCAATACCCGCATTTGATGCCAATGGACGAGCCAATTCAGCCGCTAAACGCCATGCAAGCGCATCTTTAAATAACGCATCAAACATATTGACGTCAGTAATACGTGCAACATATTCAAGCCATGCACTAGGGTGATCAGTAAAAATTAAACGACCAGTACCGTTTTCATCTGAACCAACATGAAAATGGATTGCTGTATCTGGTCTACGGTACTTTTGATGAGGTTCGACAATACCAATGGCTTTTAGACAATCATTAGGATAGCGATAGGCATACGCCCAATTAGGTGGAGGATTATTTGTATTGGCTAATGCCACCTTTTTAGTTGCAAAGTTCCAAGGAAAATCGGCCAATACACTATCACGGCATTGCGCATAATGAAGGTTGCATTGAACGGCTTCTTTGCTGGCTTCAGTCATACTATTAATCGAACGACTATTGCCAATGCGACTTAATGCAATATTGCAAATTTCAATTTCTGAGTCCATATCATTTATCTCCAATAAAAAAGGGGCTCTCGCCCCCCTTTATCATCGGGGGTTAAACCCCTAGTTCTTTCCGCTTTTCATCTATTGCGGTGCGCATTTTATCTGCGCCCATATTGTGATGAGGTGCTTTACCAAATAGCTGGGTATATTGCTCACGAAGCGCATCAAGGCTTGAATCAATCGCCACACCTGAACCGCTAACAGCAATATTACTTATGCCTTCACCAGTATTATCACTGGCTCCATCAGCCACACTATGAGTATTAAGTCGAGCATCAGCGCCACCAATTAACGCTAAGTTATCGCCAGCTATACCGTCGTACTCAACCTCTTCACCGATTTCAAGTAGACGCCCAGCGATAAATGATTTTTTTAAAACCTTATATCGTGACATGTCACACCTTATTGAGTTACAGCATCGTAAATAGGATGAGCATCAACAGTTAGGTTAATGCCCGCAGTGAACTTACCCGCTGTTAATGGACCTTCTGCAACAACATATTGCAGGCGCAGGTACTTCAAAACGCCTTGAGGTACTTTCGCCACAATACGTTTACCTGCATTTAAATCAGCAATTGGTATTGCCACAGATTCAAAGATAGATTTAGCATCAGAGAATTTATCGTCTGTCGCGGTTTCTAACTTGATTTGAACAGTCGCTTCACCTGCTGCTTTAGCCTGTTCAGTAACTTGTGCAAACAGCTCTAACGGCTCACCAATACCGATATCACGAAATGCACCATGCACTGGCGTTAAGTCGATAATTTGCTTACTTACAGCAGATGCAGTAACCGCCTGATCCAGTGAAAAAAGCGTTTCTTTATCTAAAATCATTTTGACTATCTCCAAATAAATGAAAGTTAGCGGAGCCGTTAAACGACACCGCAATAACTTATTTCACCTGATCTTCTGTCGTTAGAATGGTGTCAACTCGGCGAACAGGGATCTCATCGAATGTGACGACTTTCTTACCTGCCACTTCTGCCATAGAAATATTGACGTTTTTACTGTTTTTAATTTGGCGACGCATCCAGCTACGGATTTGGTGATTACAATAAATAGCTGGACGGCCTAATGATAAATTAGGAATTTTTTCAATTGCTTGAATCAATAAGTCAGGAAGGTCAAGAGCATCTTCCTTTTCTGGATCTTTACCAATTTTAGATAAATCAATATTGGCGATACGGACGACATAACGCCAGTCACGCACCGTTAGTCCATTTTCCCATTTAAAATGGGTGCGATACCCCTGATATTTACCACCATTATCATCTTGTAACGTCACTTCACCTAAATGGTTTTGTTCTAAACCTGCTTTAGAACCTTTAGGGAAAATGCCATGAACCGTATTTTCACCCCATACCACTAACCAAATAGAAGTTAAGTTACTACCAGTACCACCAGCATCAATAATGTTGACGGCATTCTTCGCTTTCATATCGTTAAAGCGTGCGGCTAAACCCGTAAAGCGCTGAGGATGTACAGATGTATCACCATAAATTAAAGTTTCTGCCATTTCCTGATTCATTGACTCAATAAATGCAAGAGATTCTGACAGTAAAAACTCATTTTTCTGACCATTTAGATCAGCCAGTTTTTTATCAACTTCAGAGTAAGTTTCCAGCATACCCGTTGTATCGGTTACTTGTGCTGTAGTTGATTTACTAGGCGGAACACCATAGTTAAGCAAGCGCCATGTTGCAGATGGTAAACCAGTACGAACGGTTGTACGGTGGCCTGTTGGTAAATTACCTTCAACGAAAACCATATCATCAAGAATTTCATTAGACTGATTCAGCAATTCGACGATCTTCGCTTGCTTGCTGTCAGGGCCTTGTCGTTTAGCCCAATCAACGAGAGTTAAAGCAGGCATGTTATTTCCTCTTTGTTATCCAAATAAAACATCAGCAGCACTTTTACTGCCGTTACTGTTGCCAGTGACAAGACCGTCCTCTGACATTGCTTTGCCTATCTTGGCAAAAGCCCGAATAATCTCTGGGTGATTACCTAACCCTGTTTCTGTTAAATACAATTTCAAATCATCAGAACCATAGGTATCTAATGCCTTTTGTGCTGCACCAATAGACTCATTTGATCCTAATTCTTCATCTGCTTTAACAGTTTCAGCCCATTGCTCAGTCTGCTTTTGCCAACCATCATTGATTTGTTTCTGAATAGCAGGCATGATTTTAGAGCCATAAACATCAACCAGTTTTTGCGCTTGTTCGTTGTTTAAATTCAGCTCACGAGCAATCGGCTCAAAGACTTCTAATGCACCTTTATCAAGCTCTTGCCCTTCTTCTGGTGCTTTAAATTCATACTTTTCAGGCGCACCTACATCTGATTTATTGGCATCATTTTTCTTATCAGCCAACTTGCCCTGCTCTCCACCATTCTCTTTTTCAGTGCTTTTAGTAGGATCATCACTATTTGCTGGTGGCTCATTTTTATCTGTTGCTGATGTTTCTTGAGTAGGTTCCGTTGCTGTACCGCCACCGCCTTCACCTCCCTCGCTGTGTTGCTCGTTATACAAACGACGCATAATTAATTTTTGCCATAAGTTCATGACTGTTTCTCCCCTTGTTAAACGCTTGGTGTAGTTGCTTCATTTGCCATTTGCGCATAAAGCTCAGGGCAAACTTGGTGTAATTGATTGAAAACTTTTAACCCATAGTTACGTTCGCCCTCTCTAAATGCCATTGCATAGGGATCGTTAGAAAAAGAGCTACGAAATACGCCAGAGTCAGAAATCAAACGCCAAATAACAGCACGCCCAGCTTCTGTGGACATAACCTCTTTTAGCTGTTGTTCTTCTTTCTCTTGCCTATTTTTTTGTTGAATATCGTATTCAGTGCGAGCAATTCTCTCGTCTTCATACGCATCGAATGGATGTGTCATTGAGCACCTCCACCAGCCATAGCGGACAAGGCACTATCATTATCAAGATTGGTATCACTGAGGGTTTTAGCACCATCAATAGCGGACTGCGCCATTTGCATCTGAGCCATTTGTTGTTGCTGTGCTTGTCGTTGTTGACGTATGGCTTGTACTTGCTCATTGGTTGCAACGATAGTTGGAGAAACACCAATTGCTGATGCATAGTTATCAATGGCATCATCAGCATTAAGCTTATCAAGGGCTTCAGGCTTAACTTTTGCCAGATTGCCAACAAAGCCAGCAAAGCGTTCGATACTGCCAACACCAATCGCTTTCTGTGCCTGAGCCATTACAGAAATGTACTCAACCTTTAGATCCATTCCCTGCATTTCATCAGGTGCAATGGGAAGTAAGTTTTTATTTACTAAGATTGAGAAAGTGCGATTAATCAGTTTGTCGAGTAACTCAGAATCAAGGCGTTGCAGAACAGGCCCTAATTGCAATAGCTTCTCTTCTCGCATCTCAACAACGGCTTCAATCGGCATAGAGCGCGTATTCACCATTTGCATCATGCGGAATAAATCGACAAAGTAAGCTGTATCAATCAGTTGACGGGTATCTTGAACATCTTCAAGTAGTGCTTTCAATGCTACGGGTTGAACATCAAAAATCGTTTGAATTTTATTAGTAGGATTTGCCTCATCAAGATAGTTAATGCCTCCGGGTATGGTATTTACCCGTTGGTTTTTTAATGAGGCTGGCACTTGTAAAGGTGGATTGGTCAGCTTATCAATCATCTGCGCTTTACGCTTTTGCATTAATTGAAGTGCTTTAGTACCACCTAACGCCAACATACCAGGGCAAGATGAACCGTAAACATCTTCACCATTGACTTCCCAACGTGGCGCCATGATAGGAAATTCATCATAGCCAGACTCACGTAACACTTTCTCGTGATCACCCGCCACTTCAAGATAAACGGATTTAAAAGGCTTGTGCTTCGCCTCTAACTTTCCTGTTTGTCGTTCAAGGTTTGGATATACGGCATGAACCACTTCAACCCATTGGCTGTACTGGCTTGAATTCCACATTGATTTAACAGTGTCGCTAACGCTATCAATCCCGAACTCCATTACCAACTGGCGAACGGTCATCGTAAATTTGCGATAGCAAACATCAACACTCAGGCTTGGGCTATTCGCAATGTAGTAACTGCCAAGAGGGAAATGAACGGTACGGATAATACGCTGACTATCTTCAACAACTGCCATTGCTGCAGTGCCAAAGGTACCTAAATCCCCATACATCAACGGTAATGACTGATAGAGATTAGAACGATTGAACACTTCGTTCATGCGTTGTTCTGTGGTTTCTAGCCAAAGTTTTACAGGGCCATAATCCATTAAATCAGGATCAGGTGTCGCTAAACGAAACCAAGGACGAGCAGGACTTGTAATGCCTGACATCATGCCACTTGAAAGCACCGATGAAGCTAAAGACGCCGTAGGGTCAATGATCTTACTATTACGACGATCACCTCGATTAACCTCAGATGCAGTAAAGCGCGTACTACGAGGACGAGTGAAATCTGACAATTCACGCCAATGCGGTTCAAATGAGCTACGCTCTGTTTCCAACTGATTAAGTTGTTGCAGTAGCTGTTGTTTCAATGGCGTTGACATAGTCACCCCTTATTGACCAAGTAAGGTTTTACCGCTGGTAGATGCTGAACTTGTCGCACCCTGCGCACCTGTTAGTAACGTAGACTTACGACCTGCGGCTGCACGGCGACGACGCATTTCATCATCACGACTACCTGTTACTGCCGCATCTTGTTCTTGAGGTGCTGCCTGAACAGCAGGAGGAGTTGTAATTTTTGGAGTATTGCCAAATGGATTACACATATCGACACACCTTTATAATTAACCAATATTGCATATTAAATTAATAATACATGTTATTTGACAATATTGAAAATTTTAACTACCATTTTGGTTATGCGATGCCACTGCATTTTTTCTCGGTATTGTTACCACGACAGCGTGCTTTACCTTAGGACTGTTTGCCCTCTACTCCAGAGGGCTTTTTTTTATGCGAATGGATCGTAATCTGAATTGCTGACATTAACACCAGAATGAGGTGAGGTGTAATTTCTATCTATTTTGGTAACTGGATAGGCGAATGTCAGTGCTAGTGCATCACCTTTACCCGGTGAACGACCAAGACGCTTTTTAATTTCTGTTTTATCTTCTAGTACAATCTTGCTATCAATAACACGAACTTTGTATTCACCACATGACAAATCATCTGCGGTTTCCTGATCATCAATAGCCCCACCAATTTTTAGCCATGTCTTAACGCTGTTATACATTTCACCGCGTTTGTTTAGCATTTGTGGATCTGTTGATGCACCACCAAACTTAACTAAACGCCACACACGACCCCAACTTGTTCCAATGGAGTGAATGCCGGTACCATATCCAAAGTCGATATGAACAGCATCAGCCTTGTATTGATCTTCAAAGTCAGCGATACGCTTTGCCATAACAACATCGTCAGTTGTTTTAAAGCCCGTCCACAAGCACTTACTGAATAAACCTTGGCGCAGATAAATCACCGCATCATCAATACCAGAATAGGCGGGGTCAACACCAATGATTACAGGCGCATGAGCAACTTCAGCTTGTGTGACAATGCGTTTCATGGCTTCATCGGTTAAGCCTGTTGGGATAAACTGCAAATCTGATGCTGACGGGAACACACCACGAACACGGACTTTAAAGAAGTCGCTATCTTCGCCGTAGTCCTCTTCCCATTTTTTAATCTGCTCTTTGTTGCTACCTTCAACGGTACGGCTATCAATCTGCTTGGTGTTCCAACGATGTTTAAACTTACGAAAGCACTCACGAAAGCGCCCTGTATTACGGGTTGGGTTACCAAATGCTATCCAAATGATTTCGGTACCTTCATCCGTTAACGCCCCTTCTGCCACTTCCCATACCAGATCGGCAATGTTAGACGCTTCATCAAACACGAGGATAATACGCTTGCCTTTGTTGTGAAGTCCCGCGAATGCCTCTGTATTGTTCTCTGACCAAGGTACCGCATCAGCACACCAAGCATTAGCATGATTAGGATCGTTTGAGTAGATAGCTGTCTTAGTGCAAGTAAACCAATTATTAGTCAGTGATAGGCGTTGCCACTTCGCTATTTCTGGCCACGTTTTAGTACGTAGCTGATTTTCGGTGTTAGCCGTGACGACAACCTTACAATCTTCGCAGGTATCCATACCCCACTTGATGATCATTGAAATAAAGGCAGATTTGCCGATACCATGCCCAGAAGCACGAGCAAGTAACAATGGCTGGTGGCGTGTCTTTGGATTGCGTAGATGTTCACCGATTTCATTTAATGCTTCGGCTTGCCACTGACGAGGGCCATTGTATTCTTCAAGCTCTCCACCAGCTTCACCCCAAGGAAATGCGTAATACGCATAGCCTAATGGATCATGCGTAAATGATGCGATATCTTCAATGAGTTGTTCTTCTGGTGACTTCTGCAAAGCTTCTGACATTACTCAATGCTCCCTTGCTGAGCACGTTTACGAGCAGATGCCAACTTATCAGCCAATGATACGTTTACATCGACCTGTACCCTGTCTCTAAAGGCATTGATATCAACGTGCTTACCAATCAGTTCAAGCACCTTGATTTTATCCAGTAACTTTACTTTTTTAATACGTGTATCACCGTCAATATCGATGATATCGAAAGCAGCAACACTTTTACGCCAAATAGGTGACCATTCAGATATTGGTTTAATATCACCTTTCTCATTGAGAATATCGGCAATATCCGCATCAAGCATATCGACCAAACGCTTGAGAACATTGTCAGCACTCATCTTTGTGCGCTTATTACGCTGTTGCATAAGTTGTGCGATACGGTCTTGAATACGGGGATCAGCCATTAGCTGTGATGCGCGTTTGCAAGCACTGCCAGAAGCATATCCAGCAGAGATTGCAGCATCAGTTTGATTATCGGGGGATTTGATATATTCCTGACAGAAACGTTCCATCTTGTCGTTGATAGGCGTTGGCTGTCGTGCAGGTTTCTTTCTTGGTCTTTTGATAGTCATAATCATCACCTCTTTGGTTATTATGACCATCAGAAAGTTAAACTTCAAATCGTTAAGTGTTTTTATTTAATTCAATTTTAATATTGTCTATATACTTTTTATTTATTGAATTCAGTTCACCAACCACGCCATTTATACTAGTAATAATATTATCGATATTCACAGATGATTCTGAAATATGCCTATGAATTAAATGTGGAATTAAATCAAAGAAACCTTTAATTCTAGAACTACACTCTATTAACCCATTGATATTGTCAGGAACTGATATATTTTTATGTGCATAGATGTTTATTAATTCAAATATATTACTAGCCTTAAATTCAATATTTTTATAAAGGACATACTGACCATCCCCGAAACTGATAGTGTGAAAAAGCCCTAAGTCATTAATATAAAATGAATCATATCCACTTAATATTTTATCACGCACTGCTATTAAACATTTAATATTTTCATCAAAATATTGTTCATACCACGATATTTGAGAGAGTAAATAACTATTTACTAGAGATAATTTTATATCTCTAGCTATGACTTCTCTTTTAAGTAACTTTAATTGAAATTGATAAACCTTTTCAGCGTTATCATATGTTTTTTTTGCATAAAAAATTGCAATGAATCCAATAAAAACCGTAAATAGTAGTGACAAAAAAGCCACGAATAATGATAAGTTTATATCTTCTAACCAATTCAAAAACATAATACCCTCAGATAAAATTAATTTTTCCTCATTCTACCTTCAACATCATTTCACGCCAGCCCTTTGTTACCCAACACTTAGCATCACCAGATAAACAGCATTGCTGAACGGGTAACTGCTCACCACAACGCTCACATTTACGCTTAAATAGCTCCTCAGCTTGTCGCTTATACTCTGCATCATCTTTACGAATAAGCATCTGTAAGTATTCAACAACATCATACGGTTCACGACCAGGCATACGCAGAACACAATTACGCTTTAACATCTCCAGCTCTTGATTATCCACCAGCAATTCAATCTTCGTTACGCCAAGCTCCTTTTGGCGTCTACGTTGTAGTGCCTTGCGTTCAGAGGGTGATTTAGCCATTTAATAGTTCCTCAGGTATATAGACATCGTTACCTATCCCAAGCATAACAACGGCTCTGCAAATAGCTTCTTGAGCAGTATTAGCAGTGGCATAATCACCCATTAAATGTGGCGGTGATGCATAGCAATAATTAACCCCATCAACTTCCTCAAACATTAAATCAATCCAGTAGTTATTTATAAGCTCGCCACATTCACACCAATCACTTGAATATTGCTTAACGAAAAAATCAATTCGTAACCCACCTTTAGGTGGAAATGTATAACCGCTCTCTAAATATCCAACTGGAGCTAATACCACCCCCTCATTTTTTCCATCAATATCAGGAGGTACTGGAATTAATTCATATCCACCAACTGCTAACGCTACTGCATAGTCAAGCGCTCTACCTGTAAGTTTTGAGGTTTTAATTTTCATCATTTGCCCTTGCGTGACATGTCACGGTTGTTTGTTTATTTGAATTAACGGAATATCGAAACCTATGTGATTACCGTCAGTTAACTGTTCAAACTCTTTCTTGACTGCGCTAATTACTTCACCTTCACTATCCATAAATGCCACAGGTTTTTGTTGAGTAAATGTGAGATTTTCACGTACTACCTCATCGAGATATGTACAAATGGCATATACCTCTTCTGATGAGATATTTTCTGGCGATACAGAACCATCAAGAATGTCGTAACAAAGCCTAATAGCATCAATTTCTTGGCTCATGATTTCTTCCCAAACTTATTCAACGATTAATTAACTCAGTCACTAACTTAACGAATGGTAATAAGTTCATGATTTTCTGTATTTTCAGGTAACGTTACCCCTATCTTTCCCTGCTCACCCCAAAGCTTTGATGCACTGATATTCCACACTCTGCAATCTTCATCAAAGATGGCGTCCATAACGGCTTTAATCAGGTTATCGACATCAGGACGTTGCTGGTGGGGTTTGCCATTCATCTCAATACGTTTCTTCTTACTCCATGATTTAGGCATAGGGATAACAAACGTTAGGTGAGCACCGCTTTCAGGTAGCGTAAAATGGTTAGCTCTCATCTCATCACAAAAAGCGTGGTACTTAACGACAACGGGTCTTTTCTTCCATGCGTCACGTTGTGTCATACGTGGCTTTGGTACAGGATTGATATAATAAATTTGCTGTTTCATGCGCGTACCGCCACCAGCATTGCGTTCATACGGTTATGAATATCAGCAATCTTTCCATGCTGTAACGGTGGTAAGCTCTTTCTGACGTAGGTTAGTGAACCTTTCTGACAGATAACATGCTTATCCGTAGGTTTTGCTGGCTTCTTGGTCATTAGAGATGCTTCTTTTTTGATATCTAATTCACGTAGGCGCTCCATGTAATCAGGCGTTAGTTTGTAGACATACCCAATGCCGACTACCGCTTTGCGTTCTACAACGGAGCTTTCAATCAATTTAATCAGTGCATAATTGGTTGTTGAGCGATTCTTCTTTCCCTTGAGATCAGAAGCAATTGCCGTTATCTCGTTAACTGACAATGATTTTTTATTGTCACGTAAAATATTAACAACTAAATCCTGCATAAATTTCATATACGATAACCCTTAATAGATTAATCATTATGGTTAATATATCCAATTTGGTTATGTTTTCAAATGTAAAAAAACAGAGTTTTTAATTAAACTCATACCTACTTAAAACGCTCTCAAATCGTCTATACGCTGTTTTCACTACTCAGACACTCAATCGCATACCTACAACAAATAAAACTCACCAGTGTTTATTACGCTAAGGATTTAGATATCCAATAAACCTTATGCCGATTTATGTTTACGTTTATCAGCATTTTCTAATAAATCTATCCATGCAGGTCTCGGCCTGGTTTTATCTTCAAGTCTTAACGTGGGTTTAGGTATGACCTCTCCTCGTTGCACTCGCTCAGACCACATACGGATCATTTTATTTAATCGCTTCTCAACCTCCGCTTCTGTCAGCCTAAGGTCATATACCTTTTGCCTAAGGTCAGTGAAGATCCAATACTGCACCGGATGCCTAAATGGGTACATCTCAGCACTATGATAATTGCATCGTCTGGCTAGGTATTTATTGAAATCTCTCAGCATTTCATCAAGTGGAATTCCAAAAGCATTCGCATCTACCAACTTGTCAGAAAGCATTGAAATAACATCAGATAACTCTGGTGGCCACGGATTACCATTGCTACAACGCTCAATGCAGAATTTAAATATCAAATCGAATTGATCGCTATTCAATCCGCTGAGTGCTCGTTTCCACATCAATGAGGGTTCCGTCCCGTTCTTGTTTGTCCATTTCTCCCCATAGAACTCCGTCATTTGTAGCCAAAGAGTCGAGATACTCTTGCCCATGTTTTTCTCTGATTTTGTGCTCCACGAGTTGTACGGCTCTTGATTTGCCACTGTTTGGATCGAATTTAAATTCTGATTTGCCATTATTATTTACTCCAGTATTGCTGTTATTCGCTTTAGCACGTTGAAATTTAATACTTTTTGCCAATGCCATTTCCCACTGTTCGTGATGTTTAGCTTTCCCCTCGGCTTTCCAGTATGTAATAAACTCGGCAAGTTCAGTTGGTTTAACTGGCTCTGTTAGTGCATGCCCCCAAAAAGCAGATTTACGTAAAAAATCGCTATCAGGTTCCCATTCATCAAACATCACGAATTTACCGTCAACGCTAAAACCACCAGCAGGAACTCTGTCATTTAAAATGGCATTATCCACATCAGGCAAATTTCCTTCGCGCGCGTTACAGAGAGTTGTTTTAATACTTCCTTTCCCTTCCTTTCCTAAAGGGAGTCCTACCGTATCACTACCGTAGTCATACGGTAGTAGGTTCATCTCTTTGATTTTACTTGGTGTTTTCTTGTTTACGACTTGATGTTTTGTGAAATTATTTATTAATCCAAAGTGCTTCCCATTTTGGGCAGAAAATAAGCTGATATAGCCACAGTTGGAAAGCTCCTGTAGTAGTACCGGAATACTACGGGAGGTTTCACGTATTGGAAAAACAGCCGCTTTTATTAGCTTCGGATTAGCATTGAAATAGCCTTCATCGTCAGCGTAATTTAATAGCCCTATCGCCAATAAACACGCTGACTCAGATATTTCAGCCATATCCTCATCAGTCCAAAATGTTGGCTTAATAGTCCTGATACGGGCCATATCACCCCCTGATATTGTCTTCATAAGCAATATTTCTATTACGAGCCATCTTTAATAATCGGCTGACTTCTTTTCTGTAGTTGGATGAATTAATTGCAGAACATTCAACACAAACACCATTACTGGTAAAACGCTCAGAATCATGACCATGTCTACAGAATTTTCCCGTATAGAAACGACTTAGACCATTTTCAATGGCTTGCTTTCTAGTCACAATTTTCATCATCACCTCTTTTTCTATGATTAGTTAGCAATAAGATTATCCATTATTTTAAAATAGATCAACCTAAAAAGATTTATTGGTTATCAATAAAAAATTAAGGACCACCGAAGTGATCCTTATCTATAAGCGGCCTTTTAGTTATTATCGAATAAAGAAATTGATTAATTGCTCTCTGGTTGTATCTGCACCGAATTCAATACAAATATCATATAACTTATTGAGTTTACTTAATGACGGTTTGCGTTTTGCATAGCGTAGCTGATGTGATAGATACAGTTGGCTATATCCAGTTCTTTGAGAGAATGCTTCTCTTTGCTTAATCGTTAAGCTATTCCAAAATTTTTTAAAGTCGAAAACTTCCATAATTTCACCAATTTGATTAACCAATAAATAATAGTAACCGTTTAGGTACTTTACCAAAAGGGTTATTTGTTTGTTTAATACACCATAACTTAATCAAATTTGTATAAAGAATAGGCACCAAAGGACTTGGAAAAATGAAAAGCATTGCTGAAATTAGAAAAGATAACCTGATTTATATTATTGAACGCTACTACAACGGCAAACAAAAATTACTTGCTGATGCGTTAGGCGTAGCACCAAGTATGATCTCTCGTTACCTATCACCAAAAGATTTAAAAAGTCATCGTGAACTCACCGATCCAATGTCACGTAAAATTGAATATGTGACTAGAATTAGCAAATATTGGATGGATGTAGACCACTTAAAAGAAGGTCATGCGGAGTCAGAAAAAGAAGAATATATTCCGACTGAAATTGGCAAGATACTCTCAGATAACATCACAACATTCATGTTAAATGATGGAATAAAATCAAGAGTTAAGCTTTCTGTCGATTCAGGGCTTGCACAGTCAACAGTTAACCGCATTATCAATTGTGAAGCCAGCGCCACCGCTGAAAGCATTGATGCTATTGCAAAAGCAATGGGTCGCCAAGCCTATGAACTACTGATCCCTAAAAATGATAAAGGCACTATTAACTATGATAGAAGAGCCTATTCAAAACTTCCCGCCAGCGAACAAGCTGCTATTGAAAACTTCATTGAATTTATCATTAATAAAAACCAGCCTATCTCCCACGACTAACCCTCTCCATTAAAAAGAAGTCATATCTTGGCTTCTTTTTACTCTTAATAAATCATTAAATTTCATAGTGATAAAAACAAACATAACCATATCGGTGATTTATTTGTTTTTCATGGTTGACAATGGTTAATTTATGGTTATGATTGAAAGCATGAGTTAACCAATACGGTTAATTTGCTCTTTAACAATATGGATAAAAGAGACTGATTTTTTAATGCGCTCAGACATAACCAATTTGGTGATTAGTCATGATCTTTTATATCAAAGACGGTAAGCATGTATTTACCTTATCTGGCTTAAATGAGTCACAGTCATTTGACAATTTTAAAGCCGGCATTGAGTGGGCTTATGTAAGAAAGCTCGCATTACAAACAGAACAATTAGTAGGTAAACAAAATGTCAGACACTAAACACTTAAATGTGTTGATTGCAAAAGCTCTTTTACTTAACCAAGATATTACTGATAGCGAACAAGTAGATATGCTAACAGCTCATATCAATGGTGATATTGAAAAAGAAGAGTTTAAGCAATATGACCACTTTATTAATATCACGCTACTTGCACTTTCATTGGTTCCTAATATCAGCAGTGAACTCAGTGAAGAGCAAATCGTTAACGCTATTATGTCATTTATTGATAACCCTGATATGCGTAGCGTTCGTCATAGAGTTAATCACTTTAACTCATTAATAAATCCAAAAACCACCTCAAATGAGGTAGAAAAAAAGGAACTACCTCAGGAAGAGGTGATTTTTAACGCCAATAAAGATAACCAAAATGGTCAACCAAAGGAAACGGAAGATATTCCAAAGGAAGAAAATGACCAATCTGCTTATTTTGAACCTGGTCGGTATCCCGATATTCCTAACGAGGTGTATCACAGTTCAAACGGCATCAGTAGTTCGATGCTAAAAGATGCTCGTATTAGTTTGATGTATTACGAGTTACGCCATGTAACAAAAGTTATTGAGCGTGAAAATAAGCGTTGTTTCGACTTAGGTAGCGCATTCCACACGTTAACAATGGAACCTGAAAAGTTTGATGCTGAATTCAGTGTTAAACCAATTATTCCAGAAGGTGCCTTTACAACAACGGAAACAATGAAGTCATGGATTGACGAATACAACAATAAGTTGCCTAAGAAGCTCTCACAAGATGAGTTAAAAGCAATTATTGAAGAACATAATGCCACTCTGACACCGCAACTTTCCACCAGCGGAAAAGCCGAAGAGCTAGGTCAGATATACATGCAGTTGCCCGATGAATTTAAAACCATCCCTGAAGATGGAAAATTCACAGGTGCAGCAATGAAAGCCTGTATCAAAGCCTATAACGATACTTTGCCAACACCATTGAAAACATCAGGTAATACAGATGCATTACTTGAGCAGATATACCACCACATCAATCCTGAATTATATTTGGCAGAAACATATAAACCTGAGCCACTTAGAAAACCCGTCAAAAAAGATGACCTCATGCAGGTTATTAAAGAAGTGAACCCTGATGCTGTATTTGAAGATGAAATCATTAGCCAATGGCTTAGTGATGATTCAAAAATTCATGTTCAAACCGTTGACTATGAAATGGCAAATAACATGCGTAGCGCTGTTATGAACCACAAAGAAGCATCCAGTTTATTAAACCACCCTAATCGTGTATCAGAAGTGAGCTACTACGGCATTGATGAAGATACCGGTCTTGAAATTCGTGTTCGTCCTGATATCGAAATTCAAACAGAAAATAACAGATTAGGTTTTGACCTCAAATCAGTAGCACTTGGTCGATTTAAACAAGATGCCATTGAAGCCATGATCCGCAAAGAAATCATTAATCGCGATTATCACATCAGTGCAGCTATGTATTGTGATGTGGCAATGCTGGATCAGTTCTTCTGGATATTCGTTAACAAAGACGAACATTACCACTGGGTCGCTATCGTTGAAGCCTCTCCTGAATTACTTGAACTGGGTCGCGCTGAGTACAAAAAGACACTGCGTGATATCCGTGAAGCTATGGATACAGGATATTGGCCAGCGCCTATCACCACAACTCTCACTATCGGTATCACTGACTTTGAGCAGAGAAAGTTAGAAGAACTGCAAAACGAAGTCGCTTAATAAAACTGCGCTTGATTAATCAGGCGCACGCTTGGAGTAAATATTATGTCAGAAGTAGCCACTATTGATCAGAGTAACAACTTAGCAGTATTCAACCCAGACAAGTTAAGTAGCCTAATTGAGTTTTCAAAAATAATGGCTAAAGGGAAAATTACGGTACCCGAACATTTGCGCGATAATGATTCAGATTGTCTAGCGATTGTTATGCAGGCGATGCAATGGGATATGAACCCATTTGTTGTGGCTCAGAAAACCTATACCGTTAATGGCGTTCTTGGGTATGAAGCACAATTGGTAAATGCCTTAGTATCAAGCTCAACAGCTATTCAAGGACGTTTTCATTATGAATATAGCGAAACTGGTTGGGAGAAACTAACCAAAAGCAAAGAAATCACAAAACAACGAAACGGCAAAGAGTATTCATTTCGTGTTCGTGATTGGACTGATGCAGATGAGCATGGTTTATGGATACGAGTAGGAGCAATTCTTCGCGGTGAAAGTGAAATTACGTGGGGAGAGAAAATTTACCTATCTAGTGTCGTTACTCGCAATTCTCCTCTCTGGTCAACAAACCCAAAACAGCAGTTAGCTTATCTTGCTGTAAAATATTGGGCCCGTCTTTATTGCCCTGAAGTTATCCTAGGTGTGTATACGCCAGAAGAACTTGAAGATCGTCCGATTAAAGACATCACCCCACCGAAAGAACGTGTAAGCATTGATGAAATCACCAACCAGCAACAACCAATCAATGCTGAACCGGTAAAAGAGACTCAAGGCGAGTTTATACCTAAGTTCGATGCTGAAACCTTTAGATTAGCTATTGATGATGTTCAGACTGTCGAAGAAGCTAAAAATATTCGTGCAGAAATTGAGAACTTAAAAAATGAAATGGGGATCAACCTGTTTACTGAATTAAAAAATAAAGCAGTACAGGCATACCACCGTATTGATGCACGTAATGCTCTAGAAGCTTCTATTAACTCACTTCCTGAATCTGGCTCACCTGAGGCTACCGAAGCATTTGAAAAAGTAGACAAGCTACTTAAATCAAGCAAAAGAAAACTTGGTGATGAATTATACGAGTCTTTCTCTATCACACTTGATGATATGCGCCCTGAATACCAGTGATCCTATTTAATGCGGAGCTGTATCGCTCCGCAAGGAGTTTAAATATGAATATTAAATTACCTACCAACCCTATCCGTATGCCTGCTGTTTTAAAGCTAACAGGACTTTCTCGCTCAACTATTCGCACCTTAGAGAAGAAAGGTGATTTTCCAAAGCGTATGTACTTATCTGTGCGCTGTGTTGCTTGGGAAGCTGAAGAAGTTGATGAGTGGTTGAAAAAACGTTCTCAATCAAGAGAGACACCTAAGTGTTACACGGAACGTAAGCGCAATGAAGCCGGGCAGTTTGTTAGAACGTAGCAATCATGAATATGTGTAAAAAATTTAAATCTTATAATGAATTTTACGAGTATCCTGATAGTAAATGTAAACTCGAATGAAAATCATATTTGAGTTATTACATATAATATTTTTTCAGATATATCTCATTATGAGAGATCAATGAAACAAAAATATATTAATTATGCTAATATGTTTCCATATTTAATATATGGGCTAATGGTTAATGCTGTATCACATCAGTCTCAACTATTACCCATGTTATAGGTAAGCATGTAAAGGTAGAAGTATTACCAAACAAGCAGAAAATTATGCAACTTCCGCAAAAGCTTACTAAATAATAATTGAAAAACGATCCGATAAGGGGCGTTTTACTGGATTTTCTAGCCGATATTTAATCATTAATTAATAGCTAGAAAAAGGTGCTGGTAGCCTATAAAAAGTGGAGATATATGTATTAGAATATATGGTTTATATTTTATGGCTATTATTAAAAATAACTAACAAACTTATGACTATAGTAAATATCATGAATAAAAAATTAATAATGAAGAAAAATAAAGTAAAGCGTAAGAATATGGCTAAAGTTCAAAATAGAAAACGGACCCCCCCAATGTTTATAAAAAAATTAATAAAACACAAAGATGAACTCTGTAACTATAAATATAGTGTAGAGCATGCTCTTAATATGTATGCTAATAGTTTTATTACTTTACCAGCTGATATTCTCTATGAAAAAGAAAAAATTTCAGAATACAAAAATACTACTGATAATTGCCATATTTATATAATTGGTTATTTACCAATAATCCATTTGGAAAATGCTACTAAAATTGGTAATGATTTAAAGCTATCTTTTTCAGTTTGTAATAAAAAAGAAGAAATTTACTTAAGTTCAATTCCTTCTAATCTTAGTTTTATTTGTGAAAATGACAATTATTATCTAGAAGATCTAGATAAAAACAGATTCTGGTGGAATGATATTGAATTGACTAGACTGCTCCATCAGGAGTTAGGATGTGTTCAGTTTAATGTTAAATATGTAGGCCAAGCATATGGACGAAATGGCTCACGAAGTGCTTTAGATCGTTTAATAAAACACGAAACTCTTCAAAAAATAGCTATTAAAGGAGTGCCAGAGGGATATAAACTATCTTTGTTACTATTAGAAGTTAAGCCTAATACAAGTATAATTACAGCTTTCACACCAAATGCTCAAGTAAAAGATACAGAGAGCGTCAGAATAAAAGCTGGATTAGATAAATTATTTAACACATCAGAGGCTGAAAGAATATCTTTATATGAAGCGGCATTAATTCGATATTTCTCACCAGAATATAATAAAGAATTTAAAGATAGCTTTCCATCCACAAACCTTAAAATATTACAAGATTGTTATAATAAGGATATTTCAGCAGTAATTGCTGAGATTAATATCGATGAATTACCTTTTATGTTATTTTCAGATTCAGTCGAACCTAAACGGTACCATATATCAACACATCATTTACATAAAGATAACGATAGGAAAGTATTTTTTGGTATTTAATGTCACCAATAAAAACATACTTATTTAATTTATAGTTTACTGGGTACTTGTTTTCAGAGTCTAAGTACGAAAGCGACAATATAAAAGATATTATGGCCAGACTGTTTTACTCCACAATCTGGCCTGTTGTCGGTGTGCTTTACCTATCGTCACTACTTGCTTATAAAACACTTGGCGAAGAATGACCGAGCGTTAATCTTTCTCTTTTATCCATTCATCCACCATGTCAGCCCACTCTTGTAACATCTTCCTGCGCTGTTCAGCATATTCAGCCTTGTTGTAAACGGCTCTAACACCATTTTGAACGTGTGCTAAACATTTCTCTATCCAATCTGAGTTATAACCTGCTTCGTGCAATAGCGTGCTGGCTGTGCGTCGTAAATCGTGAACAGTAACCGGTTCAAACTCAATACCTTTTTCATTAATACGTTTTACGGTGCCATCAATCACGTTATTCAATGCAGCATTAGAAAGTGGCTTTTTAATATCATATCGACCAGGCATTAAGTAATTGCTTCCCATGGCGCAAACTTTCATACCGGTTAGGATATCCATTGCTTGATCAGAGAGATAAATAACGTGCTCTTTTCTCCCCTTCATTCGCCCTTTAGGGATCACCCATTGTCTGTTTTTAAAGTCTATTTCATCCCATGTAGCATGAATAAACTCAGACTTTCTGACTAATGTTAGCAATACAAACTTAACGGCCAATTTTAAGGTTGGATAACAACTATAGTTTTCTAGTGCACGAAATAAGATACCGATTTCTTTCGGTGACATTGCCCTTTCTCGTGCTTGAAAAGTGCCTATGGAAGATGCCTTTATTGCATCTGCTGGGTTACTAATTTCATAACCTCTATCTATGGCATAAGTAAAAACAGAGCCAACAATCTCACGCACTTGTAATGCGGTCGCTTTTGCGCCCCTATCCTTTATCTTTTCACACAAAGCTCTAAGCCGTGGTGTGGTGATCTCTTCTAGTTGAAGCTTGCCGAATGCGGGATAGATTTCTTTTTCAATAATTGCTTCTTTCATGGCCCTTGTAGAGTCAGCATATTGGGCATCATTAAGAAAATTGACGGTATAGTCTTTGAATACCGTCCCTATTTTTTTACTCCCAATACCGTCACGTTTCTTTGAAGCTGGCGATATACCTGCGTTTAGCAGCCTTTTTGCTTCAATTAATTCGGCTCTTGCTTCTGCAAGCGTGATACCGTCAGCACTGTATCGACCAAAAGTAACCGTTTCTCTCCTTCCATTAAAACGATAATCATATCTAAATGAAATAACACCACTTTTTGTCACTGCAACGTATAAACCATCTCTGTCAGACACTTTATAAAGCTTGTCTTGTGGCTTTAAACTTCTTAGTTTTGTATCGGTCAGCAT